ATTCATCGGCAAAACGCAATGGGGGCTCACGGCTGGCATTCTCAGCTACTCGGGAGCGACGGCCGACACATTCGGCAATGTCACGTTGATGAAGCGCGACAGTGCCAAGAAGATGAACTTCGAAGTTGCAATCCCGCGCGGATACGAAGACGAGGTCTACCGGTTCATGAAGTCGGCCGAGAACGTCGAAATGGTCGCGATCGCATCCAGCAACTGGTCAATGACGATCTCGTATGGCTATCTCGGACAGTGGGAAGTGCCGCTTTCAATCGACGGCAAAAAAATGCCGGTCGAATGGCGTGGCCTCATTTAAAAAGGAACATGCATGCCAATTGCTCAACGAATCACCCTGTTGCCGGCGGCCCCGGATCCCGCGAGCGACACGCCGCAAGACTTCAGTTCGAAGGCTGCAGCTTCCGTCATCGCGCAGCGCGGCCTCCCGGTCGAGCTCAACGCGTTCGCCACCCAGGCAAACGACACAGCCGCTGATGTGAACGCCCGGGCAAATGCTGCCGAGCAGGCGGCGCAAAGTGCCGAGGCGGCCAAGCTAGCGGCAATCGCTGGTGCCAACGCACCGGCCTGGGTCAGCGGCACGACCTACGCGAAGAACGTTCAGGTGATCAGCCAGGTGAACTTCCAGCCGTACCGCCGCCAAGTCGCCGGCGCTGGCACGGTCGACCCAGCAAACGACACTGCCGGCCAGTGGATGCCGCTGTTCGGCACCGGGTCGTTCACGGTGCGCCCGACTGCAAGCTCGACATTCGATCTGTCGACCGGGAATTTCTTCACGCGTGCGATGGGGGCGAGCCAGACCTGGGTGTTTGATAAGTGCCCGACTGATGGGTTCAGCTTCGGCATTGAGCTTGCCTACACGGGCGGCACGCTGACCCTGCCGTCCACGGTGAAGACGGGGAACAACGTTGTGCCCTCGTTCATCGCCGGCAAGACCTATCTGCTGCTGTTCGTCACCACGAACAAGGGGGCCACGCGCTGGCGGCTGGTCGTCACCCAACCTTACGACAACTGATCCGGCATGGACGATACCATTTTCAGGCTGATGTTCGGAGCTGCTCAGGACGCAGTGGGGCAGGTGCAGTGGACGACGCCCGGAACCTACAGCGTGGTCATTCCACCAGGCGTCTATTCGTGGAGCGTGGTGTTGGTCGGTGGCGGTGCGGGTGGTGGGAACGGATCCGACGGCACTACGGCCAACGGCGGCTCGGCTCCCAGTCAAGGCGGCAAAGGCGGCGGCGGCGGCGATCTCCGATGGATTCGCGATCTCCCGGTTGTGCCCGGCGAAACGCTCACGGTCGAGATTGGCGCGGCCGGCGTCGGTGCGATCACCATTAATACCACCTACGGCACATCGGCGGGGCGCTCGCGCCTGCTTCGCGGCAGCACCACCTTGCTTGAGGCGGCCGGAGGCCACGCATTCGTGAGCAAGGTGGGAACGAGCACGGCACTCGGCGCAAAAGCCGATGGGTCGTTCGTCGGTGGAGGTAATGGCGCACTGTCAGCGTCCGGTGCTGAAGCGGTAGACGGCGGCGCCGGCGGTCGTGGTGGTGGCGCTGGCGGATATGCAGGCGATGCCGGCACCGGCACCGGCGGCGCACCGGGCTCAGGCTACCAGGGCAGCGGCCAGGGTGGCGAAGGCGGCGGTGTCGGGATCATAGGTCAGGGAGCAGCCGGCGCCAACGGAACATCTGCGTCGAAAGACGGCAACCCCGGCTCTGGCGGCGACGGCAAAAAGTACGGCGCTGGCGGCAGTGGTGCTCGCTCAGGCTCGGTTGCCCTGGCGCGCGGGATGAGTGGCGAAACAGGAGCGGGGCGGGCTATCTGGGGCACCGAGCGGGCCTACCCATCGACGAACACGCAAGATTTTTAAGGAGCATCTGTGTACTACCAACCATTGACCAATAAGGTGTTCGCCCTCCACGGTGAGATCCGGCGTGCACTGTGGGACTCGGCGAGCATCATTCTTGAGAGCGAAATCACCGATGAAGCGCTGGCTGATGCAGGCGTGTTCCCGCTGACTAGGGGGCGCCCATCGGTGCAGGCCGGCGAGATCGCCGAGCCAGGTGCCATCGAGCAGGTCGACGATGCCTGGGTCCAGCAATGGACGGTGCGCGCGGCCACGCCCGACGAGCAGACTGCGATCGATGAAGGCGACAAGGTGCCAGTGCCGCAAGAGGTGAGCATGCGCCAAGCCCGCCTGGCGCTGCTGGCGCGCGGCGTGCTGGACCAGGTCGACGCCGCAATCGACTCGCTGCCGAGCCCGGACCGCGAGGCCGCGCGCATCGAGTGGGACTATTCGAGCGTCGTTGCCCGCAACAGCCCGCTCGTCGTCATGATGGGAGCCGCAATGGGCCTCGACGACGACGCGCTCGATGATCTGTTCATTACCGCTGCACGGCTGTAATCCTCGCGGCCCGCCCGGGCCCGGTCACAAACCCGCAAGACACAGCCCGCCTCGGTGGGTTTTTTTTCGTCCCATCGAAAGGCAGCAATGAGCATCAGCAAGACCACCCCGCCGGAAGTCGGCAGCTACGCCGGCGCTGCAGTAACGGTCGCCACCTCCCTGACCCTGACACAGGCCGGCGTCATCGTCGGCATCCTCACCGCGCTGCTGACGTTCCTGCTGAACGCCTGGTACACGCATCAGCGCAACTCGCGCGAGAACCGGCTGGCCGAGCTGGAGTGCCACGAACGGGAGGTGCGCCTGGCGCAATTCCTCGCGCAGCTGCAGGCCCCAGAAGTAAAACCGCATGTCCCACTACAGGAAAAACCATGAAATTCATCGACGACGCACGCGCGCAATTCCCGAAACTCTGGTCGGTACGCTTCGCGCTGCTGGCCGCCATTGCCTCGGCTGCCGAGGCCGGCATGCACCTGTACGCTAGCGGCACCGCGCCCATCCTGGTTGTGGCCACTGGCCTGACCTCGCTCGGCGCCGCGATCGCGCGCGTTGTGGCGCAACCGGCGCTGACCGGCAATGGTTAAGGGCACACCAACCCAGCGGCGTGGCCTGGTCGCGCTGGTCGGCGCCGTGGCCGCGACCGCGCTACTCAGCTTCACGCCGGCGTTCGAAGGCACGGAGCTCTCCACCTACCGCGACATGGGCGGCGTGCTCACGTACTGCACCGGCGCCACCGAAAACGCGGCCTGGGGCAAGACGTACACGCCCGCGCAGTGCCGCGCCCAGCTCGACCGCGACCTCGAGCGGCATGCCGCCGGCATCGCCATGTGCATCCCGCTGGCGCGCCTGACCGATGGCCAGAAGGTGGCCTTCATCGACGTCGCCTACAACATCGGCGTGAGCGGCTTCTGCGGCTCGAGCATGGCACGGCGCACGAACGCGGGCGACATGGTCGGCGCCTGCAATGCGCTGCTCATGTGGAACAAGGTCGGCGGCAAGGAAGTGCGCGGTCTCACGCGCCGGCGCCAGGCCGAGCGCGAGCTGTGCTTGAAGGGGCTGCCATGATCCCGATCCAGTACCGCGCGCTGGCGGCAGCCCTGGGCCTGCTGCTGGCAATGGCGCTGGCCGGTGCCGCTGGCTGGTTCACGAACGGCTGGCGACACGATGCCGAGATCGCCGAGCTGCAGCGCGCGCACGCGGAAACCATGCGCAGCCAGTCCGAGTTGACGCTGACAACGCTGCAGGCCGACGCCGCGCGCATCACCACGGCGGCCACTGAGTTCGCCACTATTCAATCCACCCTGGCGCCGCGAATGTTGGCGCTCACCAAGGAGCTGCGCAATGCACCAAAACTTCCTACTGGCTGCGTGCCTGATCTTGTGCGGGTGCAAAACCTTGACGCCGCAATCGACGCCGCCAACAAGAGCATCCCTCGATAGTGCGCTGGCTGCGCCGTGCCCAGCAGTCGAGCGCCCGAGCGCCGACGACTATGACGCATGGCAGGCCTGGGCGATCAAGCTGCTGCACCAGTACGCTACATGCGCGGCGCGCCACGTGAAGACGGTACAGGCCTGGTCAGATTAAACGAGTCAGCTACGCTCAATTTGGCTGAAGTAGGATTGAAGATGAGCAGTAAATTCCTCAAAATTGAGGGGCTTGCAGAAATAAACGTCAAAGCCTGCAGCCATTATTTTAGATACATTCTCTTCAGTGACTAGGCCAGTCACTGCAATTAGATGCACTCCTTGGCTATGATCGGTCTTCCTGAGTGCTGATCCGAGTTCGAAGCCAGATAAACCAGGCATTCTGAGGTCAGAACATATCACGTGAGGCCTGAATTCTGCAGCCTTAGTGAAGCCGGTTGTTCCGTCGAGGGCTACACAGACCTCG